AACATGGACCGTATCAGAAAGTCTGAAGAATTCCGTGAAACTATGAATATGGAATCTAGTAAGGAAAATACTAAGGCTACCATTGCTAGAGAGAAAAATCAGATTGCTCGTGAGAAAACACAAGCTCAAATAGCAATGAAACAAACCGATCTTCAGATAGCTAGAGAGAATAAAAATCAATTTGATTTAAAAACAGCTAGTAAAAAGAAGAATGAAAAAGATTGATAGTGTTATAATGTATAGTTTTTTGATTTGAAAATAATGCACTTTATCATCTATAAAGTTTATTTTCTTTTCTTTGATTAAGATTTTGTCAGTTATAAAACCAACATTTATTTATTATGGAAGTACAAGAAAATACACAGGTAGAACAACTAGATATTGATATCGATTCTATGCTCGGTATCAGTGCGGACAATGTTATGCTCCCCGCTGATAAAGAAACCAAGCCTAGTGTCTTTTCAAGAAGTGGAAATCCTGATGTTTCTTTCCTTGATAGAAAAAGTGAACAAGAGGATGATGAACCCGAAGAGGAAGAAAAAAAGGAAATTGAGAAAGTTCTAGCTATTGACGATACTCAAGTTTCCGAAAAGAAACCTCGCTACAACAAAGACGGAGTTCTTCAACTAACAAACAAGCTGATTGAGAAAAAGCTTCTTATTCCTTTTGATGATGAGAAACCTCTCGAGGACTATTCTCTTCAAGACTTTGAGGAATTGTTAGAAGCTAATTTCAATGAGCGTGAAAGAAAAGCTCGTGAACAGGTTCCTGCTGAATTTTTTGAAGCATTACCTGAGGAGCTTCAGTATGCTGCTCAATACGTAGCTAACGGTGGTACAGATCTTAAAGCATTGTTTAGGACATTGGCGAGTGTAGAAGAAGTTCGCTCAATGAGTCCTGATGATGACAATGATGCTAGGACTATCGTTCGTTCTTATCTTCAAGCAACTAGATTTGGTAGCGCTGAGGAAATTGAAGAAGAGATCAACTCTTGGGATGACCTTGGTAAACTGAACGAAAAAGCTAAGAAGTTCAAACCAAAACTTGACGCTATGACTGAACAACAAATTCAGTATCAGCTTCAAGAACAAGAAGAACGTCGTAAAATGCAGGAACAACAAGCTCAAATGTACATGGACAATGTATATAGAACGCTTGAACCTGGTGAGCTCAATGGTTTGAAACTTGATAGAAAGACTCAGAACATGTTGTTCTCAGGTCTTGTTCAACCCGCATATCCCTCTATTTCTGGGAGACCTACAAACCTACTCGGTCACTTGTTGGAGAAACACCAATACGTAGAACCAAACCATTCCCTTATTGCGGAAGCTTTGTGGTTACTCGCAGATCCAGATGGATATAAAGCTAAAGTTCGTGAGAATACTAAGAAAGAAGTTGTTAAAGAGACTGTTCGTCAATTGAAGTCTGAAGAGTCCCGTAAAACATCTTCTTCCTATGCACAAGAGGAGGAGTCGTACCAACAACCTCAGCGTCAAACTATTGCTAGACCAAGTAAAAACTTTTTCAAAAGATAAATTATTTAATATTTTCAAATGGCAACACCAGTTTTAAACAATGGTATTTTTCTACGTGATACGAACTACCAAGCTAGTTCTCACGTAGATTCTTACCACCTGGTAAACATGCTGAAAGATGCGGAGCCTATGGACATGGGTCCAGTCGATATTTGGGCGATGGCTCAGAAAGTCGAAATGCCGCTTTATCAGTTGTCTTCCTTTGGTGGTAAGAATGTGATTATGGTTGACAATGCTCGGGGTGAGTACAAGTGGCAGACCCCAGTAAGTCAAGACCTTCCTTACATTCTTGAAGACATCGAACCTGAGAACGAAACCAAAGGTATCGACGGTACGACTTTCAGAATTAAGATTAACAAACGCGAATTTGGACATGGTGACATCATCACCTATGACAAATACAACGGCGTTGAAATGTACATCACGGACGATGACATCCTTCCTCTCGGGGATGGTTTCTTGTACACCGTTCGTTTGGTGAACAACGATAACTATAAATTCTTGGAGAACAAGTACCTTGCTCCTCAAACGAAGATCTTCCGTAAAGGATCTGCTCGTGGTGAGTACGGTGAGCGTTTCTCCGATATTCAAACTCGTTCGGGCTTCCGCGAATTCTATAACTTCGTGGGTGGTGCTGAAGCTCACGTTCACTACTCCATCAGCTCCCGTGCGGACATGATGATCAAGGGTGGAATGAACGCTGACGGTACCGTTCCTGTTACTGAAATTTGGCGGAACTTCGATAAGAGTCTTGATCCTGCGTTGACCAAGATCGAGGATATCGCTTCCAAAATGGGTAAAGACTACCTGAAGCGCGCAGTAGGTAATGGTACCTTGACCCGCACCTTCCTTACTACGATGGAAGCAGCTCACTTGACCAAGATTGCTACGGACATCGAAACCTACTTGATGTGGGGACATGGTGGTCGCGTTAAGCAAGACGGTCCAGATGATATCCGTCTGTCTGTAGGTCTTTGGAAGCAGCTCGACAACTCCTTCAAGCGTGTTTACAACAAGTCGAACTTCTCCTTGGAGTTGTTCCGTGCTGAGTTGTACAACTTCTACGCTGGTCGTGTCGAGTTCCAAGGTCCAGATCCTAAGCGCCAACTCATCGTCCAAACGGGTATGGGTGGTATGCGTATGGTCAACGAAGCGATCAAGCGTGAAGCAGTGAACTCCGGTCTTGTTATTCAGGCAGCAGATAACAATGGTATCGGCGCAATCACGGGTAAAGGTATGGACTTGAACTTTGGGTTCGCGTTCACCAGCTACGTGATTCCGTTTCTTGCTAACGTGAAGTTCGTCTTGAACCCAGCATTCGATAACATTTACACAAATGACATCGAAAACCCGATCATTGATGGACATCCGCTTAGCTCCTATAGCTTTATCATTTTCGACATCACCGACACTGGAAACGACAACATCTTCATGTTGAAGCTTTCGTGGGACAATCAATTGAAGTGGTGGTATCAGAATGGTACTATGGACTACATGGGCCGTACCCAAGGATTCCAGTCTTCTGGTCAGTTCAACGGTTACCGTGTCATGATGACCCAAACGATGCCTGCGATTTGGGTAAAAGACCCTACCAAAGTGTTGAAGATTGTCATGCGCAATCCGATCACCGGCGGTAGTTTCTAATATTCACGCGAACGAGAGGGGAGTTTTCTCCCCTCTCAATCTTTTTTTGTCAGTTAAATACCAACTATATAATTATTATGGCAAGAGGAATTTCTATTGTACAAGTCCCTTACGAAGGTGCAAAAAGCACTAGTGTGACAATTCGTCCCTATTTTGACCCAGAAGCTAGTAACCTAGGTTTGGAGAGATATGGGATGGCTCTTTATGATGGTGTGTTTCATGAAGAACAGTTAGCATGTATCGAAAGAAACGGAATCAGCAGATACATTACTGGTCTTAATGAGTTTGCACCTGAAGTAAAAAACATTGCTAACAAGGAAGAAAGAGAAGCTAAGATTAAAGAAATCAGAAAAGTTGTTTCTCAATTAGAGAAAGAACTTTGTGCTAACATTGTTGATCCTGATGATCCTGAGTTTTGGAATAAGCTAAAACTTCTTCGTCCTGATAACAATGAATTCTGGGATAGAATTACACTCCGTTGTGGGAATGATCAAGTTATTCTTGATCCAGCTAAAGACCCTTATGATTTAATTAAACTCTATGCAATCGAAGCAGGTGGATTCTCAATGGTCGCCCCAAGTCTTGAGACAGCTAAATCTAAAGCTGTACCTCCTAAGTTCTTTTTGGACAAAGCCGTTGACACAATTGCTACGAAAACTGAGCTTAAGAAACTCAAAAACAAAGCACTCTCAGAGCTCGATTCGTTGTTCAATAAAAACCCCAACAAGTTGCTTTACGTTGCGAAAGTACTTGACGGGAACAGCGCGTCGTACAAAAAATCCACACCGAACGATTTGATCTATGATAACATGGACAGATATATTAACGGTGATGGTATTGAAACTAATCTTCATAGAGCAGCTAAATCCTTTATTGATGCAGCGGATCTTGATATGGAAACATTGAAACTCCGCGCATTGGTGAAAGACGCTACGTTCTATAAGTATATCACGGCTCGTTCTGATGGATTCATTTATGAAGTCAGCGAATCAATCCAAATGGGTAGAAACCCAAGCGATTGTGTTGAGTTCTTGAAAAATCCTTTGAATGACCAAGTTCTTCTCAAGCTTCAAAAGAAGGTTGAGTATCATTGGAAACAATAACTTATATCGATATGTCAAGTCATATGAAAAACAAAAACCAATACCCTACGGTGGTAACTAATCCTACCAAGTATCGTGGTGGTATGAATGCTCCTGTAACTGTGGAGACTAATCCTACTCGTTACACGGGTGGTTTGAATAAAGCTGCTTGTGATGTTCCTACTGGTAAACTCAAAAAGTAAGAACTCATGAAAAAGATGTCATCTAAAAAAACTATGTCGAGCAAGCCCACTTATAAAGTGGGCGGCTCTACTAAAAAACCTCTTAAGAAAGCTCAATCTGGTACAATGGTTAAAGGTCGAGATTTTGTTACATTGGAGGGTAAACCTACATCTCAATCTACACCGAAACCTTCAGTTCCTAAACCACAAGTACAAGGAACAATGCGTACAATGGAAATGAAACCTGAAGATAAATTCAAAGGGACGATGCGTACGATGGAGGTGAAACCTGAAGATAGAAAAGGAACCATGCGTACGATGGAAGTAAAACCCGAAGATACAAAACAAAATTACATTGTACCATTTAAAAAAGGTGGGTCTGTAAAGTCTGTATCTGATATGCAACAGAGAGGTAAAGAGTCTATTACGAAAGGTACTGGTAAGTTTACTACTGGTGTTCAAACGTATGGACCGGGTTACAAGGGAAATCCTAACTCTCCTAAACCTTTTGTTGGTGCAGCTCCCGCTAAGAAAAAAGGTGGTGCTGTTAAATCAAAAAAGAAGTAATGGGAAAAGTTAGAGTATCAGCAGGTGGTGAAAAACACGTTGTCTATAAAAAGACAAGTAAGCGTGGTAAAGGAGAACCTGGTGATATTATGGTAAACCACCCTACTAAAGACAAAGGTAAGTGGGATACCATTAATCTAACTAAGATCGGTAAAGCTAAGACAGTTGCTCAAGGTGTAGCCGCTACTAAAAAATGGCATAAGGATAACCCCGATTACAAGTATAAAAAGAAGAAATAATTATGGCACTCTATTCATTAAACCCGTTTAAAAGGGTTTGGCAGTATACTCACAGAACTCCTAAAGAACTTGTTCAAGCAGGAACTCCATACAAAGTTTATAGAGCTCTTGTTTTTCAAGCTGGGACAGAAGCACCTGTAGTTGAGGTATTGGAAAACTCATTGAATATTAATATCACATTTTCCTATGAAGGACCTGGTGACTATTTAGGAATTATTGATAAAAATATTTTTGAATCACCTAATGAAGATGTTACTATTACTAGTGCATTTTTTGATTCTGGTACAGCTACCGCGTGTGTAGCAATGACCGCTCCTGTTTTCTTTAATGCTCTCTTTATTAACGTGTATAAAGATGGAGTAGAAACAGATGACATTTTGGGATCGAGCTGCAACATTGTTCTTGAAATTAGAAAATATAAATAATTATGGCACAGCGGGATAAAAACAGCTGGTCTGATCCAGCAGCACTTCTTACAAGATTGTTAAACAAGTACGCTTATTTGAAGGACAATGGTGTTACTGCAAATAGGATTTACAATCTTATTCTGAAGATTAATAAGAAGTAATAACTATGGCTAAGAGTAAAGTAAACCAAGCAGGTAACTATACCAAACCAGGTATGAGAAAGTCTTTATTTAAAAAGATTAAAGCTGGTTCAAAAGGTGGTGATCCTGGTGAGTGGTCTGCTCGTAAAGCACAAATGCTCGCCCGTGAATATAAATCCAAAGGTGGAGGTTATAAGTAATGGGTTTAGCTAAATCACAGCAGTCTTTAAAAAATTGGACTGACCAAAAATGGATGACCTCTGGGACTTATGCGAATAAGAAAAAGGGGTCATCTAAAGAGGTTAAAGCTAATGGTAAAAAGAGATACTTACCTGAAGCTGCGTGGGCGTCATTATCGTCCGGTGAAAAAGCTGCTACTAACAAAGCTAAAGCAGAAGGAAATCGTAGGGGAAAACAGTTTGTTTCTCAACCAAAAGGTATTAAACAGAAAACTAAACGTTATAGATAATTATGGCATTACCAGAATTTAAAACCCCTAGAAGATACAATTGGCAGTTAGCTCACGATAGAATTTCTAGAGACAATACTGCTTTTTATTTTCATAACTGTAATCTTGGGACTGTTATTGAGGTTAATACTTTAAAAGGTATTATTGAGCTTAATAAGTTTGATGTCTTTATGACAAATCCTAAACCAGCTTTTGGTTCACCTGTACAGTTGTACATTAATAATCCTGCACTTGATCTTACCGAAGCAAATAGGGATAATATATACGTACAAATTACCCCCTATTATAAGAGAAGCACTGATGATAACGCACTTCCTTATGTTGTACCCAACGGGTTTATTATTAATGGATTAGGTATTGAAGTTTATAATGCTAATCCTCAACCTGCTGGTACAAATCAATGGGAAGGAGCGCTTTATATTTATTATGAAATCTATACTATAAATTAATAATCATCATGGCACAAAGTAAAAAACAACAAGCAGCTATCGCTATGTCTATGAAAGCTGCAGGTAAAAAACCTAAGATGCAAAAAGGTGGTAGCTTTCCTGATCTTAACAAAGATGGTAAAGTGACTCAAGCTGATATCCTTAAGGGTAGAGGTGTTTACAAAGCTGGTGGTATGGCTAAACCCATGATGAAAACCGGTGGTTACTCTAATCCTAATAAGTCTGCAGTAGTATCTCCCAAAATGAAAATGGGTGGGTCTTCTAAGATGAAGAAGAAGTAATGAAAGAATTAATAGAGGAGTTAGGGATAAACATTGGAATATCTGTTGCAGGATTATTCGGTGCACTTATTCTAATTGGTAAAGACGCTGCTCATAGTTGGAAAACATCCATGTTTTCAATTATCACAGGAGTTGCGTCTGCTAATTACATAACTCCTCTATTTCTTGATATTACTCGCATAGACATTAAATATCAAATGTCTGTGGGATTTATTCTAGGATTTTTAGGACTGAAAGGTGTAGAGATTATCAGTAATAAACTTCTTAAAGTAAAAATCAATGGAGTATCTAAAGATAATTGATGCTATAGCTAATTTGATTACTACATTAGGAATTAGCGTCTTTATGATCTTCGTATTTGGAAGATTAAGTTTATTGCAAAAACTTTCAGTGTTTGAGACTTACACTATTAAAGTTGGTCTTGCACTTACTGCATCTGGAGCATTCCTCAATATTTTTACTACGACTGTTCCAAGTATTACAGAGGTTATTCTAAATGTTGGTTTAGCAGTAATTTTTGTATGGACAGCTTTGTTTCATTACAGACACTTTGTTAAAAAATAACATGGCTAAATCACCAGCTTGGCAGCGTAAAGAGGGTAAGTCTCCTAGTGGAGGACTTAACGCTAAGGGTCGTGCTTCTTATAATAGAGCTACTGGGGGTAATTTGAAACCACCACAACCTGAAGGAGGTTCTCGTAAGAAGTCATTCTGTGCGAGAATGGAGGGTATGAAAAAGAAGTTAACTAGTTCTAAAACCGCCAAAGATCCTGATTCAAGGATCAATAAGGCACTACGTAAGTGGAAATGCTAAACTCTACTATTCTCATAAAAGTTCGTCAAAGACTTAATAAACTGTCTAGTCTCGATTATGATAACATCGAAGACTGGGCGATTATTGAAGCTTTTAATAAAGGACAAGTAGAGTGGTGTAGAAGAAACTTACACGGTAATAATCTCTTTAAAGAAGGAGACGATGAGTCTAAAAGACGCGTCGATGATTTACAGATTCTTATTGAAGAAGTAAACCTTACTCTTACTGATAGAGGTTTGTATTACGAAAGCGAAGATTTTCCTGCTGATTATTTAGAGTATAAGAGAGTTACAGCATATGGTAAAAACGACTGTTGTAACGAAAGGAAAATGGTAGTTTATCTTGCTGAACAAGATAACGTAGACGCGCTTCTTCGTGATGAAGTAAAGAAACCAAGTTTTGAGTGGGCTGAGACATTTGCTACACTTTCAGGTAATAGAGTTCAGATTTATACAAATGATGAATTCGTAATTACTAAAAGTTCTTTTATCTATTACCGTCAACCCATAAGGATAGAAATAGCAGGTGTATCAAACCCCTATACAGGATTAGTATCAGCTGCTGATGTACTTTGCGAATTTAAAGATGACATTGTTGAATTGTTTATTGATTCCGCAGCTTCTATTATTGCAGGTGATATTGAGTCTTTCAATCAAATGCAAAGAACAAATCAAGCAGTAGAACAAAATAACTAATGGCAGATTTACTCAAAAGACCGGTGCGTAAAGGACGCAATCCTCTTCTCGATGAAGAGTCGACAAAATATTTGAATTACAGAATCCAACAAGAGGAGCTTTCAAGTAGGATTTATCTTTCGATGTCCATGTGGTTGAACAACGAAGGATACTCAGGAGCAGCTCAACTTTGGAGAAAGTATTCAAATGAAGAACTAGCTCACGCTGATTGGGCGAGAGAATATCTTCTTGCTATGGGAGTAACACCCGATACTCCAATGTTAGCAGCACAACCATTAACATATGATGGTCTTCCTGATATTATTAAAAAGTCATTTCAACATGAGATTGAAATTTCTAAACAAATTAAGGAAGCTGCATCTAATGCTATGAAAAAGGGTGATCATATGTTATATCAGTTGTTCTTACAATATCTTAAAGAGCAAGTAGAAGAACACGATAAAATGCAGACATGGGTAGATAAACTGAATTCGTTTGGTGAAGACGCTGTCGCTTTACGTTTTCTTGATAATGAAATGTCACAATTGTGATTTGCATTATTCATTCTGCTTTATTATATTATAGTATATGTTTGTTTAATCTTTATAAATACAATGGCTTATTTCAATCACGCATTTAGTAAGATGTTCGTCGGTACTGGCGACACTCTTACGACTCCTGCGGCGCTGGTAAACGCGACCGAAGGATTTATTACTAGTGTGGGGGTTCCGACTGGAGCACCTAACACTAGTGATACCTGTATTGTTAACTTAGGTCCTGGGTACTATGGATTTGTTAATCCTAAAACTTGGCAGACTGTTGGAAACGTAGCTCCAAATGACTGTTGTCCTTTGGTTCTTGTTTCTAGTTCTGTTTTGGAACGTGACAAGATTGGTAAATTCCATGGTGGTTACATTGAAACTAACAAGTCTAAAGTAATCAATCCTAGGTACATCCAACGTTTTTATCGCGTTGACCCATGTGTTCCTCAGCAGTGTGTTATCTCTATTGGTAACACTCCTCAAACTGAGGTTCCTGCTCTTCCTGCAGATAGATTCCAAAGTGGTACTACTCAAGCACAGTGCTGCAAAGAGTTCTTGTGCGGTGAAACGTACTACCTCCGTATTGATGTCAAAGGTTCTCCTGCACTTCG